CAGGGATCAGGTATGAACATTTACACAATCAGAGACAACAAAGCCGAAAGCTTTCTCCAGCCCTTCTTTAGCCGTAATCATGCCACCGCTTTTCGTGCCGTGGAAGAAGCAATGGAGGACCCCAGTCATCAGTTCGCAAAGCACGCTACGGACTACGGCCTCTACCACCTGGGCACATTCGACGAATGGACTGCCGAACTAACGGCAGAGCCACCCAAGCATCTTCTTAATCTTATCGACTTCGCTCGGAAGGAATAATCATGGACAAGGTAAACGCCGCTAACCGTCACGCGAACACGCACTTTGCTCAAACCCCCGATATCGAGATGCCCCGATCTCAACTCGATTACTCCCACGGCCTGTCATCGACTTTTGATGCAGGCTTCCTGATTCCTATTCTGGTCGACGAGGCACTTCCGGGCGACACCTGGAATGTCCGACTGTCCACCTTCGTACGGTTGGCAACTCCGTTGAAGCCGTTCATGGACAACATGTATCTCGACACGTTCTTCTTCTCTGTCCCCAATCGTCTGCTCTGGGAAAATTGGCAGCGATTTATGGGCGAACGTGACCCCGATCCGGACTCCTCGATCGACTACGAACTGCCGAAGCTCGTCTCCCCCGCATCTACGGGCTTCACAACACAGTCACTGGGTGACTACATGGGCTTGCCCATCTTCGTTCCAGATATGCGCGTCTCCGCGCTCCCTTTCAGGGCTTATAACTTGATCTTCAAGGAATGGTTCCGCGATCAATCTCTCGTCGACTCTCCACCTATCAACCGAGGGGATGGCGACGATGTCTCAACTGACTACGAACTCCTCCGAAGAGGCAAACGGCATGACTACTTCACTAGCTGTCTCGTGGCCCCTCAGAAGGGCGACCCCGTAGAACTCCCTCTCGGAGGCACTGCTCCCCTCACCGGCACTGCCAGTATCACTGGACAGTCCAACCTTCCCACCTTCGATGGCTCCTCTTTCACTGGAGGTCCCCAGCGACTCTCCTGGGATGACTCCGCATCGAACGTCACCCTTGCAGGTGGCATCTTTTCCGGCGACTCCGACATGGAATGGGGAGATCCCGGATTAACCTTCAACGTCGGCACACTGTCTGCCGACCTATCCGCTGCAACAGCCGCAACGGTCAACGCTATTAGGCAGGCCTTTCAGGTCCAACGCTTTCAGGAACGCGAAGCAAGAGGCGGGACTCGCTATACCGAAATCATCCGCTCCTTCTTCCAAGTTTCCCCGGACGACCAGCGACTTCAACGCCCGGAATATCTTGGTGGAGGCACTTCACGCATTACCGTTCACCCCGTTGCTCAAACTTCTCCATCCTTTACAGCTACTCCCCAGGGCAATCTGGCTGCCTTCGTCACTGGCGGCTCCGACGGCCAGGGCTTCGTTAAAAGCTTCACCGAACATTGCACTTTGATTGGTCTCGCTATGGTGCGAGCCGATCTTACTTATCAGCAAGGTATCGAGCGCATGTGGTCTCGTAACACTCGCTTCGATTTCTACTGGCCCACCTTTGCCCATCTCGCAGAACAGGAAGTTCTTTCGAAGGAAATCTACGCGGACGGTTCAATTGATGATGATTCTGTCTTCGGCTACCAGGAACGTTATGCCGAGTACCGGACCAAGTTTTCGAAAATCACTGGCAAATTCCGTTCTGACGATCCTCAATCCCTTGATGTCTGGCACCTTGCCCAAGACTTCACTACCCGGCCTCTCCTCAATGAATCGTTTATTCAGGAGGACCCCCCTGTCGACCGCATTATTGCTGTCCCCAGCGAGCCTCAGCTGCTCTTTAATGCCTGGTTCGACATAAAAGCAGCCCGGCCTATGCCCACCTATGGCGTCCCCGGCCTGGTGGACCACTTCTAATGGCTATGGACTACGGCGCAATCGTTGGCGCAATCAACGACACGTTAGGCGGTATCGCCCAAACCGTGGTGAACCATCGGTTCAGTGACCAGTCATGGAAACGCCAGAAGAAAGTCTTGCAAAACCAGATCTACTGGAAGACGCGCGACTTGAAACAATCTGGCCTGAACCCAATCCTCGCAGCGGGTTCCGCGTTAGGCGGCTCCGCTCCCGGGGTTCACACTCCTCAAGCCGCCGACTTTGGCGGCGCTGGTTCTCGTGGTCTCTCCGCAGGAGGTCAAGCTTCAAAGGTTACCCCTGAGGTCGACGCTCTAGAGGCTCAAGCCGACGCGACCAGGGCACAAGAAGACCGCACTCGAGAAGGCATCAGGACCGAACAAGCTCAGCAGCTCGCTGCTCGAGCAGCTGCTCAAGCCAGCACCGCGAATGCGGAGAATGCCCGGATCGCAGCCGAGCTCGCCCGACAGGAGCTCCCCAAGGCCCGAGCGGTAGCCGAGGCTTGGAACGAGCCGGCTTACCGGGAAACTGGCAAGGCCCTGGCCGTCACGGGCGGCGCTCCGCCCTGGACGACGGCCACTGCGGCATCGGCCGCGGGCCTCAAAGGCGCCTGGAACACAATCCTCCAGGGCGCCAAACAATCCAAGAACACGGGTATCGGCCGTTCAGGCCCGAAAGCCCCGGGCGCGAAGCGCCCAAACCGAACGCGCAACCGCGCAAACCAGAGGAGACGCTAATGCGACCGACGAAGGAACAGCTCAAGAAATGGGGCTTCAAGCCCGCTCCGGAGGATCCGGGCGATCCTGTTCGCTCACGTGCGCGCCAGCCCGCACGTCTCAACCAGGAGGGAGGTGCGGAGCAATCGCACCGAGACTCCGTCAATATCAACTCCGTTCTGGGCAACTTCTGGGCTACTGGCCAGGCACCTGCCGTGAGGCGCTCTGCGCCGCTCTCTGGCGACTTTTCTCAGCCACACGATCTACAGGGTGCCCTGAACGCTGTCCGTGCCGCAGAGGAAGCCTTCGCGGCTCTGCCGTCGAGGATCCGTTCCGCGGCCGGCAACAATCCTGTCCAGTACCTGGACATGATCCAACACCCCGATGGGGTGAAAATCCTTCGTGACGCAGGTCTCGAAGTCGTCGATCATGACGAAACGGAAGCTTCTCAGTCCCCAGCTTCCTCGCCAAGCCCGGCGGCGCAGCCGGGCGCGGAGGCGCCTCAGGCGCCGGAGGTGGATACGTCTTCTACTTGATTCTTTAGTATCCACTGACCGCGCATCACCAACACACAATAAAGGCAAGGAATTCAGACCCTTAGACACACTCCTACGCTTCGGCGCGACCTAACATGTCCCTAAAAACACAAGGAAATCAACTACTTACTATGCGCAAACCACTTTCAAAGTCCTCGAGCAAATCTCAGTTCAAATCCGGTCAAAAAATCCACGACAAAAATACGCGCCAGAAGCCTATGCGAGGAGGGTGGAGGCTCTGACCTATGCCGTGTTTCGATCCTTTGTTCGCGTCGGATGACGACGGACTCGTAACGATCAAACCCGACCGTCTCTCAGCCTTATCAACGGATGGCCAATACATGGAGCTGTCATGCGGACAATGTGCGAGCTGCCGAGCCAATCGAGCCAGGGACTGGGCGATCCGCTGCGTTCACGAAAGCCAAATGCACACACGAAGAGTCGGGCGCGGTCATATTCAAAAAGGTTGCTTTATCACGCTCACCTACAACGACCAGGAGCTGCCCAGCGATGGAAACCTTGACGTATCGCATTGGCAAAATTTTGCTAAAAAGCTTCGTCGTGATGTGGGCCCTTTTCGTTTCTTGCACTGCGGTGAATATGGCGATCGAACAGGTCGACCTCACTATCACGCATGCCTCTTCGGGATCGATTTCACAGAAGATCGATACGAGTGGAACTCATCAGCAGACCACCATATCACCCGAAGCGAAACTCTCGAAGCAACCTGGGGACGTGGGTTCTGCACCATCGGCCCCCTAAACTACGCAACGGCCCGTTATACGGCCGGCTACGTCGTAAAAAAACTACGTAAGAACCAGCGGGAATATTTCGACGTTCAGGCGAAACCCGAATACATAACAATGTCCCGAAGGCCAGGCCTCGGGAAATCCTGGTTCGATAAATATTGGCGCGACGTTTACCCGAAGGACCAGGTCACTCTGGCCGGTAAAACGTTTCGCCCCCCGAAATACTACGACAAACTTCTTCGCGAAATGGACCCCGTCTTTTATGACGAAGTCCTAATGAAACGCGAGGAATACACTTCGGCGCAAGGTCCCTCGACGGACCGTCAGCTCGAAGCTCGGCGTGCTCTTTGGCACGCCACTCCAACTAACAACACACACAGGGATCAGGTATGAACATTTACACAATCAGAGACAACAAAGCCGAAAGCTTTCTCCAGCCCTTCTTTAGCCGTAATCATGCCACCGCTTTTCGTGCC